CTGATCTGGGTGTATACAAAGACCCACGACAAGGCGCAGCGCTGAGTCGGTTTGGCGCTTGGGACCACCCCATCACCAACGACGAGGTCAAAGACGAGTTTGAGAAGCTCGTGGATCAGTTCTCTGGGTTTGAAGCTCCACCGCTGTATAATCGTACTGTGAACATTCAAGAAGCTGAGACCGTCGCTTGCAAGTACAAGTCCCACTTCAAGGGTCATTACCCCATAGGTAAAGACACCCGTGAGATTCGCCATGGCCTCAAGGGTTGGGGTATGTTAGCTGATCACCTGCTGGATCACATGCCTAAGGAAGCCTCATGATCACCAACATCAGCGACAAACTCGAGATCAAGCGGCTCATCAAGCTGATGAAGTCCCACAGCAACGACAACCACCCGGTCATCTCGGGCTCAGACATCAACCTGTACATCTTCTATGGGGCAGTGTTTTTGTTCAAGATGGATGGGGGAGTCCCTGTCAGCGTCAACATGACCAAGATTGGCAAGCGCAAGAAGAACGTCTGGGAGCCCTACGCCAACTGGTACGGGGCGTATACGCTGCCGGACTGCCGCCGTGCAGGGTTGGCCACAGAGCTTTACCGCGCCACCGAGGAGCTTGCTCTCGCTGCGGGATGCCGCCGTATAAAGTCATTGGCGGGTAGTTCGGCCGGATTAGCCCTGCACCACTCGCTCGGTCACCAATGCTGGGGCAAGACCGAGAACGATGAGGTCTGGGTTGACTCACCTCTGCCGGGGCACGAGCACCTGTACAGTCACAACATGACTCCTCCGCAAACGCCATCCATGTTCCGGATGACGACTTCAGACATAATACAAAACATACAATCAGGACTACGCTATGACAAAGACTAACCTCATCGTGGTGGGGGCAGGGCTGTTCGGCAGCATCATTGCCACCCATGCACGTTCACGCGGCTACGACGTAACCGTCATCGGCCAATCTCGGCAGTACGAGGCATCTCCGGCCTCCGGGTGTGTGCTATCCCCCAACTGGCTCAACAGTATGCCGTCTGAGGACATTTCTGATGCCTTGAGTGTGCTCAAAGAACATTACACCCTTGTTGATCTCAAGTTCAAGACCAATATCCTGTCAACTTTCAAGGCCAAGCATATTGACCCCGCCAGCATACTCATCGAGCCCGACATCGTGGGTAAAGTGTTAGCAGTACGAGACAACGAAGTCATCTTTGACAAGTTCGGTGTTCCCCATACGATGCACGGAACCGTCATTGTGGCGGCTGGCATTTGGAGCAAAGAGCTGATTCCTGATATGCCCGCCATCAAGGGTCTGTACGGAGCTAGCTTGCGCTTTGCCGGGCACATTGAGCCTTCCCTGCACGTGTACGCTCCATACCGTCAGTCGGTAGGGTTCAACATCAGTGAACACGAGGTATGGTTTGGTGATGGTAGTGCATTGATACAAAACACATGGCGCAAAGAGCGCGAAGAACGTATCGAGCGTACCACCAACCGCGCTCGCAGTATGTGTGACGCTGAGGATCTAGGAGAAGTCACTGTGACCGAAGGCGCTCGACCATACGTCGAGGACCACAAGGGTGGGTATCTGCGGCAGGTCAGTGACGGGTTGTGGGTGTCCACCGGAGGGGCGAAGAACGGTACAGTGTTGGCCGCGAGCCACGCCCACAAGATCGTTCAAGCGTTGGAGGCTGTATGATTGTCAACATCCGAGGGTGTAACGGGAGCGGCAAGACGCACATCGTGAGGACGTTCCTCACCCGGTTGCCCACCAAGGCACTGGGCGGCAAGCCTGACAAGCCTCTGGGCTACGAAGTTGATGCCTCGTCGTGGGGTATCAAAGTTCCTGTGTACGTAGTAGGTAGCTACGAAAACACGTGCGGGGGAACCGATGGTATCAAGACCCAAGAGGAGATTGCCGAGCGTGTAGTCAAAGCGCACGGGTTTGGTCACGTGCTGGTGGAAGGGCTACTGATGTCCAAGTCCAGCAGTGGGGGTCACGTTGCCCCCATCCTCAAAGATCATGGGGCAATATTCGGGTTCCTCAACACCCCGTGGGAAACCTGCTTGGAGCGTGTGCTCAAGCGCAGAGCCGAGGCTGGCAATGAGAAGGTGTTTGATCCTGACAAGACGATGCGCTCGGCTTATGAGCAGTGCTATCGCAGCGCGGAGATACTCACCGAAGCCGGGGGGTACGATGTGCGCTGGATAGACTGGCAAGACGCTGTTGGCGAAGTAGCAACTTACCTGCTGGAGAATGAAGCCCATGATTGATCACAACCCCTATCCACAGCCTAACAGCAACACCGTTTGCAGTTGGGAAGGCTACTTGTACTTTGTGTACGAGCGTGAGGCTATGCGCATTGCACGTGAGAACGACTACAAAGGCGCATTGAGCGAAGATCCAACCCTGTGCGAGTATCGCTTCACCAACATTCGCCGCCGCGATGACCGGATGACGCAGTGGTTCATTGAGCATTTGATCCAACCGTTTGTTAACCGACAAGATCTATGGTTCACGCTGTTGATAGCTCGGTTGGTCAACTGGCCTCCCACGCTGCAGAGGTTGCTGGCCAACAACGTGATTCCCTGTGAGCCAAAAGACTTCAATCCTACTCTGTTTTCATACACCGTAGAGAGTCTTAAAGGTGATGGGAAAGTGTTCGGCAACGCATACATGGTCTATCCAACCATGAAAGATCCCGGTTCGCTGAAGTCCTACCGCATCGCTAAGCACATCATAGGTGATGCGGTGTTGAAGGCTTCTCAGATCAACTATGCGCTCTGGGACGCTGAAATGAGAGAACCCTGTATTGAGCGCTTCGTCGCAGAGCTGAGTACGGTGTTTGGTGTGAGTACGTTCACTGCTGGACAAGTAGCTGCTGATTTGACATATGACCCCGGACATCTGGGCAACGCGGTTGACCTCTACTGCTACGCACCCCTTGGGCCGGGAAGCCAAGCCGGGTTGAACTTGTTGCACAAGCGCAAGCTGACTCTGAGTTGGAATCAAGCCGACTTCAATGCTGCTTTGATGGAAGCAAATGAGAAGATTGCCGAAGAACTCGACATCACAGACTTAACACTTCACGATGTTCAGAACACAATGTGCGAGTACTCAAAGTATGCAAAAAGTACGCTTAAAATTGCCCGACCACGGAGGCTTTATACTCCGGAATTAGCATATTAACTCAGAAAGGACTAACATGGAAATTGTAGTACGCAACGTCAACGCTCTGTTCGCAGAGATGTTTTGGAAGCTCAAGGTCTGCGGGATAAAGTCTGACTCACGCAACGGTGAGGTGGTGCGCTTCCCCGAGCCCGTGCTGACTCGAGTGCGATACCCCGTAGAGCGGGTGCTGTTCCACCAAGAGCGTGATGCCAACCCTGTCTTCCACTTGATGGAAGCCATATGGATGATCGCAGGCCGCAACGATGTGGGCTTCTTACAGCAGTTTAACAGTCGTATCGAGCGCTATAGCGACGATGGATACACGTTTAACTCAGCCTACGGTCATAGATGGTCAACGCATTTCGGGCTGGATCAGGTCATCGAGGTAATTAAGCTGCTCGAAAAAGACCCCGACACTCGGCAAGCCGTCATTGAGCTATGGGACCCAGCAGACCTGACCAAGAAGACCAAAGACAAAGCCTGCAACACACAGGTCATGTTTGAAATTGTCAATCGCCATTTGAACATGACGGTAATCAACCGTTCTAACGACATGTGGTACGGTTACGCTGGGGCCAACATCGTCCACTTTACGTTCTTGCAAGAGTTCGTAGCCTCAGCCCTCGACATCTCGGTTGGAGAATACCGCACGTTCAGCAACAACTTACACCTGTATCTGAATATGTATGACGCCAAGGAATACCTCAAGTGCCCGCCATATGCTGACTTTTTTGACTTGTATAACAATCAGTGTGTGCGCCCGTTGCCGATAATGCTCAACACCAACTACGAAGGCTTTATACAAGACTGCAAGCGGTTTTGTGATGACCCGTTCAAAGACAACGACAAGTACGCTCACCTGTTCTTCAGCAAAGTGGCACACCCTGTTGCAATGGTCATACGTACCCGCAAGCTCGATGCCGGGACGGGCCAAGGTTGGGCCGAAAAGATCTACGCTCAAGATTGGCGCCGAGCCGTTATGGATTGGATTCACAGACGTGAAAGTAAAAAGCAATCGGTTGCCAATTCCTGAGTCAAAAACACAATTTGCTTTTACCAAAAATAGGCTAAAATAGCCACCATAGCTTTTTAACTTTTTAACTAGGAGATTCCATGCGACAGCAACTTGAGTTCTTTCAAGCTGGTAGCGAAGTCAAGCGCTATCATACCGTCACGACTATTCAGCAGGAAACCGTCGGTCACCACTCACACGGGGTAGCGATGATTCTGATGATCCTCATGGACGACAACTGTCCGGGATACCTGTTGGCTGAAGCCCTGTTGCATGACTTGGCCGAGCACCAGACGGGGGACATCCCCTCACCAGCCAAGATCAAGTACGGCATCGGGGAGCAAGTCTCAGACCTTGAAGAGCGCTTGCTGAGGGGAACCAACTTCTGCCGCCCCAACATTGCTGACTATGAGCGCCGCATGCTCAAGCTGGCTGACATCGCTCAGGGCGCTATGTTCTGTGCCCGGGAAATCAGCTTGGGCAACAGCAAGATGCGCGTCATCTTTGACCGCTACATCAGCTACGCTGAAAACCTCATGCTCATGGGTCGCGAGCGTGAGCTGTTCGACATCATCAAAGGATCTGTATGAGCGTAGCTGAAAAATTGATAATCAAACTGCTAGTAAGGCTGTTTTGGCTCATCACTCAAGCTCCCGGCGTAGCTAGGTACTCAAGTGATGTACGTATGTTTGGAGAAGCTGAAAAGTTGGTGGAAGATAATGCAGACCGCATCAAGGCGATAGAGCAAACAATCAAAGGGTACGAAAAATGAGCGCAAATGATCGGCAAGTGGGCGGCGACCACTACAAGCAAGAAAACACCCCCCAACACTGGGATGTGGTCATTGCTTTGAACTGGGATTACCTGACAGGCGCTGCAACCAAGTATCTGTGGCGCTTGGGCCGCAAAGGTGACGAGGCAAAAGCCATTGAAGACATCACCAAGGCTATCCACTACCTCGAGAAGAAGCGCGAAGTGATGATTGCCGCTATCGAGAATCAGCCCGTCGAGTGGCGCATGCCCGTAGCGGTCGCAAAAGCATGGCTCGACGCTGATGATAACACCGCCGACCTGTTTGCCGAGCCAACGGCCGGGTACGTTAATCAAGACAGATAATGTCTGCTACATTCGTGTTCGACACTGAAACTGCCCCCAACCGTACCCTGTTCCGTGCCAAGAACATGGACACGGGGGAGCGCTATGGGCGCTGGTTGCATGAGCCTGAGGCACACGTCAAGCTGCGAGCCTTTATGACTCAGCCCGGTGCTACGTTCATTGGTTTTAACAGTATCGCATTCGATCAGGTGATTGTGGCCGCGTACTGCGCTGGCCGCACCTCAGCTGAGATCAAGCGCATGGCTGATGACCTGATTGTCAACCGCACTGCGTGGTGGGTAGCAATGAAGAAGTATCAGCTACCGACTATCAAGTACGACCATATAGATTTGATCGAGGTTGCACCCTCGTTTGTGGGTCTGAAGGCGTATGGTGCTCGCATGCATATGCGGGTCTTGCAGGACTTGCCCTTCAAGCACTCTGACGATGTGCTCCCCGAGCAAGAAAATATTGTGCTGCAGTACTGTGACAATGACTGCGATACCACCGAGGAGCTTGCCCGGCGACTGGAAGGTGAGCTCTTGTTGCGGGTACAGATGTCACGCCGCTATGGTGTTGATATGCGCTCCAAGTCGGACTCTCAAATGGCCGAGCAAGCCTACATAACCTCGATGGGGCTACAACGCGCTGACAACAAGATTCCGGCCACCATTCGCTACAAGGCTCCGGACTTTATCAAGTACCAGTCTCCTGTGCTCAGGGAGCTGTTGGCTAGAGTAGAAAACCACGTGTTTTCGATGAACCAGCACACAGGCCACGTTGTGTTGCCGGCCTTCCTAGGTGAAGAGCAGGTTTCTTTCGGCTCGGGAACATATCAGTTGGGTGTTGGCGGTATACATAGTACTCATGACAAGTCTGTCTGTCACGTTGCTGGTGAAAATGTTATTTGTGACATAGACGCTGCCAGCTTCTACCCCTCAATCATTCTCGAGTGCGGGTACGTACCACAAGGCTTAGGTGTAGCGTTTCTTGACGAGTATCGCAAGATATACGCTCAGCGTATGGAGGCCAAGCGTAACAAGGATAAAGTCACCGATGCCACCCTGAAGATTAGCCTGAATGGCACGTTCGGCAAGCTCGCCAGTCGTTGGTCTGTACTGTACGCACCCGACCTGATGCTGGCCGTGACGCTGACCGGGCAATTCACGCTTCTGATGCTCATAGAGTGGTTAGAACACCTCGGTGCCACCACCCTGTCAGCCAACACTGATGGCATTGCTATGAGCTATCCTAGTGCGCTTCAGGCACAGGTTGAAGCGGTAGTGGCAAAGTTTAGCGAGGTGTCTCGGTTCAACTTTGAGTACACCCCGTATCGTGCCCTAGCGATGAAGGACGTCAACAATTACTTTGCCGTCAAGCTCGATCGTAAGATCAAGACCAAGGGTATTTATGCCGCCGAGTCACTGAACAAAAACCTCACCGCTGGTGTTTGCGCCACGGCTGTGGGCCAGCGGTTGGCCGAGGGCACCCCGTTGCTCGTAACCATTCAAAACGCTGGCTTTAGGAGCTTTTTAAGTGCTCGTAACGTGACCGGGGGCGGCGAACAAGCAGGGGTCTACTTGGGTAAAGTCGTCCGGTGGTACATGAGCAACGACGCAACGCTGCCCCCGTTAAAATATGCCAGCAACGGTAACAAGGTTCCCAAGACTGACGGTGCTCGCGCTTGCATGGTCTTGCCGGATGAATTTCCCGCTGATTTGGACTATGAATGGTACCACAAGGAAGCCATCCGTATCGCGGTGGCCGTGGGGTGTACGCAATTTTTATCAACCACAGAACTGGAGCTAATCGCACCAAAACCTAAAGTACGAAAGAAAAAACATGGAACCAACTAACCAAAGAACTGTTTTTGTGGCGCATGCTAACGATAGACTTGATACATCCGCGGCCGAAAAGTTTGGCAAGCTGCGTGATGTATTCAGCTCCGTCAGCCCTCGCTACAACACCGACAAAATGATTGAGCACGCTCGTCGTGTTCTGTCAAACTGGCAGGAGGGAGACTCGATTTTGATGATCGGTGATCCATCCCTTTGCGCCATATGTGTGGCCGTTGCTGCTGAGTATGACTCAGTGGTCAACATCCTCAGCTGGGACCGTAACGAGTACCAGTACATCCAGCGTCGTTGGGATTTTACTCCTAATGATGATTTGTTAACTACTAGCGTATAACGCAGAAAGACCGTATTATGGCAAAAGCCGAAACCCCTCCCGCGCCAGTCGCGCCCACTTGGAAAACAGCCTTGCGAGTAGGAAAACAACAAGTCCCTCCGCGCATCTGCATCTACGGTGGACACGGTATTGGCAAGAGTACCTTGGCCAGTAAGTTCCCCGCGCCAATTTTCATCAGCACTGAAGATGGCTTGGACTCTTTGGATGTGACGAGCTTCCCCCGCGCCACCAACATTGGCGAAGTCGTCGACAGCATCAAAACGCTGCTCAAAGAAGACCACCAGTTCAAGACAGTGGTTGTTGACTCAGTTGACTGGTTGATTGAACCCCTCATCGTGGATCATGTCAATAGCCAGCATGACGAAAAAGAGCAGGGCTTTGGCAAGGGTCAAGTGTTTGTGGCCGAAGAGTTCCGTGAGATCCTGCAGGGACTTGACGCGCTCCGGCTCCGCAAAGGTATGAATGTGGTGCTCATCGCTCACTCGGCTGTGGTCAAGTTTGAAGACCCTCGCACCGAGCCCTATGACCGCTATCAGCCCAAGCTGCCCAACCGTTGCAATGCGCTCTTGCAGGAGTGGGCTGACGTGTTGGCGTTTGCTGCTTTCAAGGTCATCATCAAGAAGGACGACGCTGGTTTCAACAACAAGAAATCACGTGGCACTTCGAATGGTGATCGGCTGTTGCACTTCATCGAGAATCCGGCCTTTGCCGCTAAGAATCGATACAGCTGCCCGGAAGACGTCGAGATGACAATCGAAAACTTGTCAAAATTGGTTCCCATTGCTAGTTAATCACAAAGGAAATATCATGGCTAAATTCGGATTTGACGTGTCGGAAGTCGACGCAAACGCTGGCCCAGTCTCTCGTGACCCTATCCCTGAAGGCACCTACAAGCTCAAGGCACTTGAGGCTGAAGAGAAAGAAACCTCTACGGGTGGTATGATGATCAAGACCAAGTTTGAGGTCTTGGAAGGTGAGTTCAAAGGTCGCTGGATCTGGCAGAACTTCAACACGGTCAACAAGAGCGAAAAGGCTCAGTCTATCGGCCGTCAACAGCTGGTTGCGTGGGCCACAGCGTGTGGCAAGCCTGATGCCGACGACAGCGACAAGCTAATTGAAAAACCCTTCAGCGCTGTGGTTGAAATTGAGGCTGGTACTGGTGGTTACGCGGCCAGCAACAAGATCAAGTCGTTTGTGTTTGAGCAAGCTCAGGGTGCCGCCAAACCAGCGGCCAAGGCAACCCCTGCCAAACCCGCTCCAGCAGCTTCAGGTACCAAGTCAGC